ATCTGGTAGTGTAAACAGCCTTAGTGGTTCATTTTCAGGATCATATCAGGGGAGTGTAAGAAGTACCGACACCATAGCTTCAGGATCTTTTTCAGGATCATTAGAAGGAGAAGGAAGAGGAGTTACAGGAATTATATCTTCCTCATATGCAGTTTCAGCTTCAATAGCACCGTTTGGTGGTATAACAGGTAAACCAACATTACTATCCTCATCAATACAGATAGGTAGTGATATATCTGGATCATTTACATTAGCGTCATCTTCTATTGCAACAACATTAGACACAAGAGTAACAACTGCCTCAGCTGCTGACAATGTAATTACGTTTACAAAAGGAACTGGAGCAACATTTAACGTTACTATAGACACTGGATCAACTTCAGGTATTAATAGCGTAGTAGCAGACACAACACCACAGTTAGGAGGTAATTTAGATCTTAATACTAAAACAATATCAGGTTCAGGAACAATATCAATGGTTGGTAATATTTCTGGACAACAGATTACAGGTAGTAATGTACTATTTACTAACGTAAATGCTACTGGTGTTACTTCAACAACTTTAGCTGCAACTAGCGGCATTACTGGAGCAACACTTAACACTACAGGTCTAATATCAGGATCAATAATAAAGTCTGCTAATGCAATATCAGGAAGTAGTTTACTTATACAAGGTACAATTAAGGCTACTGGAGATGTAACAGCATTTCATTCTTCTGATGCTAGATTAAAAGATAATATTACTCCCATAAAAGGAGCATTAGATAAAATAAAAACTATTGGTGGATATGAATTTGATTGGAATAACCAATCTGAGCATACCGGACACGACGTCGGAGTTATTGCACAGGAAATCGAATTTATTTTACCAGAATTAGTAGTTACAAGAGACAACGGCTATAAAGCTGTACGTTATGAGAAAATTGTCGCGTTATTAATTGAAGCTTTAAAAGAGCAACAGTTACAAATCGATGAGCTTAAATCCAAGCTCTAGCGACGGAAACATATACATATGGAAATGACATACCCATCCTGGACTTACCAGGGTAGGATCTTCAACGAACTATCAGACTTTCCCGAAGGAACTTACGGGTTCATTTACGAAGTTTTTCACAAACCGAGTGGACTAAAGTATATTGGAAAGAAAGTATTGCGATTCGAAAGAAATAAGAAGTTAGGAAAAAGAGCATTAGAGGCTCTCAGAGAAGAAAGAAAAGCAAAAGGCATAGGAGGTCGTACCCCACTTAAACAAAAGGTGATAACTGAATCTGATTGGCAAACGTATTATGGCTCACATCCTAAGATCAAGAAATTCGTAGACGATTCACATGACTTGAGATCAGACTTTGAACGTAGAATTTTAGATTTCGTACCCAATAAAAAGATGCTAACATATTATGAGTGTAAGCACCTATTTATAAATGGAGTACTTGAAGAGTATAGCCACCAGTACATTAATGATAACGTATTGGGTAAATTCTATACTAAAGATTTTCAACATGAAACTAAGTAAGATCTTATTGGAACAAAATAGGTACAACGAGGACGGGTACGATGAAGGTGATATCAAGCTTATGGGAGATATGATTCTTCCTACTGATAAAATGGTAGTATTGCAAGCAGAAGAAGATACGTATAACAGAGGACTATTAGTAACTAGCAATAAAGATAAAAGTTACGATGTAGCCTATTGGGCAGACGATAAAACTAAACCTTATCCTATAGGAATAGAAATAGACGGTAAGGAAGTATCAAAAGATGCTAAAATTATTAAGTTTATGTTTCACCCAGAAATGAAATAATATGATAAAGATAAAACAACTTATAGGTTTACCCTCTCTACAATATCACATAGATAATAATCTAACGTTGTCAGAAAACGTCTACCGTTATTCTTCTGATCAGTTTATACAATTGTTCAAAGAAGCAAGAGACGCTTGGAGAGACGGTTATATTACGTTAAACGAAGAGGATACTGACCTATTAGAGACTACAGACATAGGAGAGTATGGAGATTACAATGGAATGAATGTTCCTTTAGATTTACCGATGGTATCTCCTGATAAGAACGCTTTGTTTGAAATCGGCTGCTTGATTGATGAAATGATTGAAAACGATGAAACAATAGATGAAGCTTTATCGATAGATGAAATGATCGATTACGACTTAGTAAAAGAGTTAGTAGAGTCTATGGGTGGTACTATAGATATGGATAAATTTAGACAAGCTGTAGAAATTCAAAATGAATCATTTGACTATTCTGGTTTCGATATGCTAAAAGCAGCAGTTGAATATATACCAGAAATGGAATACAAAGGTAAAAAGGTTGCACTTAACAAACCTAAAAGAGGTGGAAGTAAAAAATTCTACGTCTACGTTAAGTCAAAGAAAGGAAATGTTAAAAAAGTATCTTTCGGTGATACTGGCCTTTCAGTTAAGTTTAAGCAAAAAGGAGCAAGAGCTTCATTTGCAGCACGTCATAAGTGTGCTCAAAAGAAAGATAAAACAAAAGCAGGTTATTGGTCTTGTAACATAGGCCGTTATTGGAAATCATTAGGTGGATCATCAAACTTCTCAGGTTACTGGTAGACCCTATTCTGAAAAAAAGGAAGACGGTTTTATAATTAGAGAGTTCTCTCAACAAACTTCTGCATTCGAATTAGTATGGCATAGAGACCGTGAAGACCGTGTAGTAGAAGCTATGCACGATACTGATTGGCAATTCCAACTTGATAATGAACATCCAAAGGTATTATCAAAAGACAAACTATTTATACCAAAAGAGACATATCACCGTTTGATAAAAGGAACTGGTGATTTAGTTGTAAAGATATGGCAAAAGGATTAACTTTAGGTAACTACGTAGGTGGTACTAAAAAAAAGAGACCAGGCATACATGCTAAGTCTAAAACATCAAAGCTAAAAAATAGTAAACACTATCAGAAAGCTTATAGAGGACAAGGAAAATGAAATTAACTGACATCATATTGGAACAAGATTACTACACTAGGTTTGAAGGTAAAGCTAAAGATTTAGAGAATGAGATGAAAGATACTTACAACCGTAACGATATTAATGTAGGTATCATACAACATTCCAATGGTAATAAAGCAATGGGAGATGTCTCAATACGAGTTAAGGAACCTTTACCATCTATTGAGTATCAAAATATGAAAAACTTTATTTCTGCAAAAGGGTTTGAAATAACAGGAGGTGCTAACTATGCTGATGATGATGGAGATAGATACTTTTACCCCAATATTAAATTTGAATTTGACTTATGAAACTATCAAAAGTTATTTTAGAGAATAAAAAAGTAGTTGAAAGTAAAGAGTTGATACTAACTACAGAAGATGTATCTAGACTTACTACTATTATAGCAGATAAACTAGAAGGTTTTCTAGATATAGGCAACAGACAACTACTTGAATCATCTATCTCAGCAGCTATAAAAGAAATAGTTGTAGAATAGGTTTGTAGTTCTAATTAAAGTTCTTATCTTATTATTAGATACGGACTGGTTATGGATTATACTTTTTTATTAGCATCCATCGAAAACATTTTAGGTAAGAGTCACAAAAGAGCAAGAGACAACCATGCTTTCAATTGCCCCTTTTGCAATCATCGTAAACCTAAGTTGGAGATAAACATGCATACCAACGAAGAGGGTAAAAACTTTTGGGAATGTTGGGTATGTCAAACTAGAGGACAAACTATACGTTCTTTACTCTACCAACTCAAGACACCAAAAGAAGAAGCACAGAGCATACTTAAGTTCCTACCTAAAGGTGCACAAGTAGAGTACAAACAACTATCTATAGTAGAGTTACCTAAAGAGTTCCAACCACTGTATACAGCTTCAGAAACATCTGTTGTTGCCAATATTGTAAAAAAATACCTATATGAACGAGGACTTAGTTCAAATGATTTTATTAAATATAGCATTGGATACTGTACAACTGGAGAGTATGGAGGACGAGTTGTTATCCCAAGTTATTCTGGATCCAACCAACTCAACTTTTTTGTTGCACGAACTTATGATGGAAACTATTTTAAATACAAAAATCCTGAAGCATCCAAAGACATAATATTTTTCGAAAACTTAATTAACTGGAATGCACCAATTATACTTTGTGAAGGTGTATTTGATGCACTTGCTATAAAAAGAAATGCCATTCCTATCTTAGGCAAAAGCATTTCTACTTCACTATACAAAAAAATAATAACAAGCTCAGTAAAAGACATTTATATTGCATTAGACGATGATGCTAAAGATAGAGCAGTCGAAATAGGTGAGCAATTTTTAAACCAAGGTAAAAGAGTGTTTTTAGTTACACTACCGGATAAAGATCCATCTGAAATGGGATTCAAAGCTTTTACCGAACATATTCAATTAGCAGAAGAATTAAACTTATCCAGTTTAATGCTGCATAAACTAGACCTATGATTAAACAAGGTATGAACATTCTCGAACAAAACGAGAAGAAAAGATTAAACTTTAACCCAGACTTAAAGCAGATAAATTTTTTAGACCGTAGGGTCTATAAGAGAGGCGAAGGAGTATTTTACCCGTCCGTAACAACAATACTCCAATATATGCCCAAGAATAAGTTCTTCGAATCGTGGATGAAGGATGTTGGGCATAACGCTGATCTTATTATGCGTAGAGCAGGTAAGCAAGGCACACAGGTACATGAAGCGGCTGAGAAACTAGTATTAGGAGAAGAAATCTCATGGATGGATGACTACGGTAATGCTAAATACTCTCAGATAGTATGGGAAATGATTTTAAAGTTTGCTGACTTTTGGAGAACTCATAAACCAGAACTTATATCTGCTGAAGACTTTGTTTGGTCAGACGAACACAAGTATGCAGGAACAGCTGATTTAGTAGTTAAGATGAACGGTGAAGTTTGGCTATTAGATATTAAGACATCAAACAGTGTACATAAATCATTTGATCTTCAGTTAGCTTCATATGCTAAAGCGTTAGAAGAGTCTAAAGGAGTTAAAATACAACGTACAGGCATAATTTGGTTAAAAGCTCAATCTAGAGGTCCTTCTAAACAAAAGAAAGTTATTCAAGGTAAAGGATGGAAACTTTTACAGATAGATGAGATAGAAAAGAACTTTGAACTATTCAAAATGATATACAAATTATATTCTCTAGAAAACCCAAACACCGAACCGATATATAATAGTTACCCAACTACAATTAAACTGTAACTATTTATTAATATGAATAAAAGTTGGATATTAGCATTAATTTTACTATCTTTATATAGTTGTGGTAGTTATACCCTTCAAACAAATAAAGGTTATGAAATTAAAAGCATACTTGCAGTTACAGAAGTCGGAGATACAATCGCTGTACCCTATAGACAGTTCGTCAAATATAGAGACACTCAATTTGTTAGATACCAACATAATAATAGCTGGTACTGGAACAACTGGAGATAGAACTACCCGTACTTCTTGAATTCATACAACAAATGGAACCAATTTTTATAAT